CCTAGAACTGCTCGAGCTGTTAGTTGTTCACCATTTGGTCCAATCTCACCAGTAGCGCCAGTAGAACCAGTAGCACCAGTAGAACCAGTAGCACCAGTTGAACCTGTTGCGCCAGTGGAACCTGTTGCTCCTGTAGAACCAGTTGCGCCTGTAGCACCAGTGGAACCTGTAGCACCTGTGGAACCGGTTGCGCCTGTATCACCAGTAGATCCTGTAGCACCAGTACTTCCTGTTGCTCCTGTAGCACCAGTGGAACCTGTAGCACCTGTGGAACCGGTTGCGCCTGTATCACCAGTAGATCCTGTAGCACCAGTACTTCCTGTTGCTCCTGTAGCACCAGTGGAACCTGTAGCACCTGTGGAACCGGTTGCGCCTGTATCACCAGTAGATCCTGTAGCACCAGTACTTCCTGTTGCTCCTGTAGAACCTGTTGCGCCAGTGGAACCTGTTGCGCCTGTAGAACCAGTTGCGCCTGTATCACCAGTAGATCCGGTTGCACCAGTAGAACCGGTAGCACCAGTAGAGCCAGTAGAACCGGTGGCACCTGTATCACCAATGGAACCAGTAGAACCAATAGCGCCTGTAGAACCAGTAGAACCAGTAGCACCCACTTGTCCTTGAGGTCCTGTAATTATAATAGTTGCATTGTCATCCCATGAAGCACTGCTATATGATAAGTTTTGAAGCGTTGCTGTAGAACCCGTTATTCCAGCTCTAATTATAAAGTAACCAGTATCTGCCTGGTTTGTTTTAATAAATACATATGTACTTTGGGTAAAATAGGAATTAACATCATTATCATAAAATATTACATCAACTTGATCTCCACTTGCCACAAGTGATGATTGAGCCTCCAATGTACTTGCTAATGCTGGTCCAACAGACCCAGTAGCACCAGTAGAACCAGTAGCACCAGTAGAACCTGTAGCACCAGTAGAACCAGTAGCACCAGTAGAACCTGTAGCACCAGTAGAACCGGTAGCGCCTGTGGAACCAGTAGCGCCAGTAGAACCAGTAGCACCAGTTGAACCTGTTGTGCCAGTGGAACCTGTTGCGCCTGTAGAACCGGTAGCACCAGTAGAACCAGTAGCACCAGTTGAACCTGTTGCGCCAGTGGAACCTGTTGCGCCTGTAGAACCGGTAGCACCAGTTGAACCTGTTGCGCCAGTGGAACCTGTTGCTCCTGTAGAACCTGTTGCGCCAGTGGAACCTGTTGCGCCTGTAGAACCGGTAGCACCAGTTGAACCTGTTGCGCCAGTGGAACCTGTTGCTCCTGTAGAACCAGTAGCACCAGTGGAACCTGTTGCGCCTGTAGAACCTGTTGCTCCAGTAGAACCGGTTGCGCCTGTGGAACCTGTTGCTCCCGTAGAACCAGTTGCTCCTGTAGAACCAGTAGAGCCAGTAGCACCAGTGGAACCGGTAGCACCAGTAGAACCAGTAGCACCAGTTGAACCTGTTGCGCCAGTTGAACCTGTTGCGCCTGTAGAACCAGTAGCACCAGTTGAACCTGTTGCGCCAGTTGAACCTGTTGCGCCAGTGGAACCTGTTGCTCCTGTAGAACCAGTTGCGCCTGTAGAACCGGTAGCGCCAGTGGAACCAGTAGAACCGGTAGCGCCTGTATCACCAGTAGAACCGGTTGCGCCTGTAGAACCGGTTGCGCCTGTAGAACCAGTAGCGCCTTTAGGTCCTGTTATAAAAACTATATCATCAGCTGCAATAATACCTGTAACACCTTCATTATTTTCGATAGTTAGTGATTTACTACTTACACTTGAGCTGTTGACACTTGTTATCAAGTAATATCCTACAGGCGATGATTCATCTCCAATAATAATAAACTTCCCCTCATCATATGCTAATAGAGCCACTGTATTGCCACTAGGAAAAGCAGTTATAATAAGAGATCCTGTTGCTCCAGGATTTATTGTTGCTCCTATAACTGCTTTAGCTGTTAGTTGTTCACCATTTGGTCCAACCTGACCAGTAGCGCCAGTAGCACCTGTGGAACCAGTGGAACCTGTTGCGCCTGTGGAGCCGGTTGAACCAGTAGCACCAGTAGAACCGGTTGCGCCAGTATCACCAGTGGAGCCGGTAGCTCCTGTAGAACCTGTAGAACCTGTTGCGCCTGTAGCACCTGTGGAGCCGGTTGCGCCTGTAGAACCGGTTGCGCCTGTGGAACCTGTTGCGCCTGTAGCACCTGTGGACCCGGTAGCGCCAGTGGAACCTGTAGCACCAGTAGAACCAGTTGCGCCTGTAGAACCAGTTGCGCCTGTAGAACCAGTTGCGCCAGTAGAACCGGTAGCACCAGTAGAACCAGTTGCTCCCGTAGAACCAGTAGAACCGGTTGCGCCTGTATCACCAGTAGAACCAGTAGCGCCAGTGGAACCTGTTGTTCCTGTAGAACCGGTAGCGCCAGTGGAACCTGTTGCGCCAGTAGAACCAGTAGCCCCAGTTGAACCGGTTGCGCCTGTAGAACCTGTTGCGCCAGTTGAACCTGTTGCTCCCGTATCACCTGTAGAACCTGTTGCTCCTGTAGAACCTGTTGCGCCTGTAGAACCTGTTGCTCCTGTAGAACCGGTAGCGCCCGTGGAACCTGTTGCGCCCGTGGAACCAGTAGCACCAGTAGAACCAGTAGCGCCAGTGGAACCTGTTGCTCCTGTTGAACCGGTAGCGCCCGTGGAACCTGTTGCGCCCGTGGAACCTGTATCACCAGTAGAACCAGTAGAACCAGTAGCGCCAGTGGAACCTGTTGCTCCTGTTGAACCGGTAGCGCCCGTGGAACCTGTTGCGCCCGTGGAACCTGTAGCACCAGTAGAACCAGTAGCGCCAGTGGAACCTGTTGCTCCTGTTGAACCGGTAGCGCCCGTGGAACCTGTTGCGCCCGTGGAACCTGTAGCACCAGTTGCTCCTGTAGAACCTGTTGCGCCAGTAGAACCGGTAGCGCCAGTAGAACCGGTTGCGCCTGTAGAACCAGTGGCACCTGTAGAACCAGTATGACCAGTGGAACCAGTTGCTCCTCTAGGTCCTGTTATAAAAACTATATCATCAGCTGCAATAATACCTGTAACACCTTCATTATTTTCGATAGTTAGTGATTTACTACTTATACTTGAGCTGTTGACACTTCTTATCAAGTAATATCCTACAGGCGATGATTCATCTCCAATAATAATAAACTTCCCCTCATCATATGCTAATAGAGCCACTGTATTGCCACTAGGAAAAGCAGTTATAATAAGAGATCCTGTTGCTCCAGGATTTATTGTTGCTCCTGTAACTGCTTTAGCTGTTAGTTGTTCACCCGATGGTCCAACCTGACCAGTAGCGCCAGTAGCACCTGTGGAACCAGTAGCGCCTGTATCACCAGTAGAACCAGTAGCACCAGTTGAACCTGTTGCGCCTGTGGAACCTGTGGAACCTGTTGCGCCTGTGGAACCTGTGGAACCTGTGGAACCTGTTGCGCCTGTGGAACCTGTTGCGCCTGTAGAACCAGTAGAACCTGTAGAACCTGTTGCACCGGTATCACCAGTGGAACCTGTTGCTCCCGTAGAACCTGTTGCGCCTGTAGAACCGGTAGCACCAGTAGAACCGGTAGCGCCCGTGGAACCTGTTGCGCCCGTGGAACCTGTAGCACCAGTGGAACCTGTAGCACCTGTGGAACCGGTTGCGCCTGTATCACCAGTAGATCCTGTAGCACCAGTACTTCCTGTTGTTCCTGTAGCACCAGTGGAACCTGTAGCACCAGTTGAACCTGTTGCGCCTGTAGAACCGGTAGCACCAGTAGAACCAGTGGAACCAGTAGAACCGGTAGCACCAGTAGAACCAGTAGCACCAGTTGAACCTGTTGCGCCAGTTGAACCAGTAGCACCTGTAGAACCTGTGGAACCGGTTGCTCCTGTAGCACCAGTGGAACCTGTAGCACCTGTGGAACCGGTTGCGCCTGTATCACCAGTAGAACCGGTGGCACCTGTACTTCCTGTTTCTCCTGTTGCTCCTGTAGTTCCTGCAGATCCTGTAGCGCCTGTAGCGCCTGTATCACCAGTGGAACCTCTAGCACCTGTGGAACCGGTTGCTCCTGTAGCACCAGTGGAACCTGTAGCACCTGTGGAACCGGTTGCGCCTGTATCACCAGTAGAACCGGTGGCACCTGTACTTCCTGTTTCTCCTGTTGCTCCTGTAGCACCTGTAGATCCTGTAGCGCCTGTATCACCAGTAGAACCGGTTGCGCCTGTAGAACCAGTTGCTCCTGAGATACTAGGACCAACAACATATATTTCTTTGCCGACTATTAATCCGACATTCGCCGAACTTACATTTTCTACTGTTAATTGTTTTGTTGTGGGAGTGAGTGTGTTATCCGATAGTATTCTCCAATATCCAGCTAATGATAACGACGTATCATCTGATACAAGATAAACTCCTGAGTCAAATGCGTCTAATAAACCTGGATTAGATACTTCTATATTTATCGTCAGTGAGCTACCCGGTGGAACTTGTCCTGTTGATGATACTGACGTTATTGTTGCTGCCAGATAAGGACCTTGGGCACCAGTCGAACCAGTCGCACCTGTAGCACCTATAGAACCATTAGCACCTGTCGCACCTGTAGCACCCGTCGCACCTGTAGCACCATCAGAACCATTAGCACCTGTCGCACCTGTCGCACCTGTCGCACCTGTAGCACCATCAGAACCATCAGAACCTGTCGCACCTGTAGCACCATCAGAACCATTAGCACCCGTGGCACCAGTAGCACCTGTATCACCCTTATCACCCTTATCACCTACCGTAACAAAACTAATAACAACATCATCTAAATTAGCAAACAGACCCGTTCCCGAAGTATGTGAAATATCTATCGTCCAATAACCTGATCCTGAAGATGTTTTTACCAATTCACTTATAGAAAACTCCAAATAATCAGAAACGGACGAACTATTTGTAATTCTAACATGTCCTTTTATGGCACTTGTAACAGAGTCTATTGTTTCCATAAAACTATCAATAGAGGTAGAGGGACTATTGTTATCGCTGCTATTAATAAACATTACAGTTGCCCCAGTCTGAACTAGAAAATTATTTAATCTTACAATACCATTGGTACCAATTAGTGATGGAAGATCCGTCGGTCCAGTAGAACTAGAATATTTATAAGGAAAACTCGCTCCACCGAAAGACCCATCCGCACCTTTTGCGCCTGTCGAGCCCGTTGCTCCCGCTGCGCCCGTTGCGCCCGTTGCGCCGGTGGAACCAGTTCCACCGCTCCCCGTTATTCCTGTTATCCCCTGTAGATAATCATATGCCGCAGTCAAACCTGCAGCACCACCAGCGTCTATACCTGCAGCATTACCTGAAGCCGCGCCGGAAGCCGCACCGGCAGCCGCACCAGCAGCTGCACCGGCATCTGCTCCAGCGTTTGCACACGCATCAAGACATCGACTCATATATATATATATGCGATAATATTATATATTACCGATCTCTACACATTTTATAAGGTTGTTTGATTTCATTTTCATGGTTATTCACGTTAATATTTCTTTTAAAAATATAAACATATTTTAGAAGAATATAGTATGAGCTTTGACTTAAATTTAGATAACTACCAAATAAATGAACTGGAAGAGATTTTTGAACTTCCTTCATCTTATGATAAATCATTAATTGAAAAAAAAAACATCGAATTACAAAAAAGCGTGATGAATGATGGCAAAATGGATTCCATTATTAAGAAAAACACAATAGATTTTTTAATACAAGCTAAAAACAAAATACTAAATACATTCAAAAATCAAAATGGTCCTGTTGTTAAGGCAATCAAACAAGTCTTTAATGTAAATGATAATCTCGTTCCCTCCGAAGTAATTAGTCCCAATGGTTCTAACTTTGTAATAGAACATCCACGCACTACATATACACAATCATTACCATCTGAATATGTTCCAGGTATTATTAATCCATTGAAAAAAAGAATTACCAAGGAATATCTCAACATTGATACACGTTTTCGAACTAATTATTATTCTTCGTCAGCCTCTAATTTCCATTTTGATTTACCTGAAAAATACTCTAATGTCGTTTCCATGCAATTAAATAGTATAGAACTACCCACTACCTATTTTGTGATTTCCAAACAACTAGGTAATAACTATTTCAAAATCACATTTGATACGAGCGAAGAGAGTACAATGATTACTATTCCTACAGGTAATTATACATCTCAATCTTTAGTAGATTATTTGAATTACTATGTTCAATTGGGTGTGCTAAGCACAAGTAATTTCAAAGTATTATTATTTACATTGAATGAAGATATTACCAAAAGTGGAACAGGTCAAATTATTGTAGGGATAAATGAGCAACTTGTTCCTGATATCACAGACGACTCTTACAATTTTACGTTGGGATTTGATACTGACGCGAATGGTTATACTGATAATGGTACCCCATTGCCTTTGAAATTTGGATGGTTGATGGGGTTTCGTTTAGGCACCTATTCCGGGAACTGTACTTATGTAACTGAAGGTATTCCTGATTTGAAAGGGTCGAAATACTTGTTTTTAGTGATAGATGATTACAATAATAATGTAAACAACAGCTTTTCTAGTGCATTCAACAGCTCTATTTTGAATAAAAATATTATTGCTCGCATTTCTTACGCACAAAATACGTTCAATATAGTTTCTCAAAATAATTTGGGATTGATCACTCCAAAGCGTGAATATTATGGTCCAGTCGATGTTCAAAAAATGAACGTCCAGTTGTTGGATGAATATGGACGGATTGTTGAATTAAATAATATGGACTTTTCATTTTGTATTACCTTTCAGATGGTATATGATTTATAGTTTGGAAAATAGAGGATAGGATAATAAATAATGAATTATGGAATACTTCATTATTTATATTTTGTATTTTTATCTTACATTTTTTTTGTTTTTCTTTTTTCTTGTTTTTTGTTTTTTGTTTCTTGTTTTTCTAGTTATTTGTTTCCGTTTCCGTTTCGTCATTCTGTGAATATTATGTTTTCCACCAATTTTATTTTGTTGGATTGGAGATGGATAGGGTGTTTCTTTTTTACATATATCAATTATGGGCTGTATCGCATCTTGTATATGAGATATTACTCCTACACCTGTTTCAGTTACTTGATGAAATATTCCCTTTGTAGCATTATGAATAGTTAACAAACGTTTGTTATTAACAATATTCGGAAGTTTTTTTTTCATTTCAGTTAATTGACTACTCGCTTTAGCTGTTGCCTGATCTAAAGCAATACGAGCATCCTTTTTGATAGCCTTAGGTAAATCTTGTTTTGATGACAATGAAAAGTTTGGCGAACTCATTATAGTATGTTGTGTGATTTTTTATTCCTACTCACGATAAATCATTATCGTTCATCGCATATTATACCCATTTATGTTCTTTTTTGCCACCAGAATACAATACCGCATGGTTTTCTTTTATCATCCATTGATTCACATGAATATTATCAATGTAAATATCTGCTAACAATCTACCATATTTTTCATTCGACAAGTGTTCTAAACGCACATTTTTATGAAGCAATAATTCGGACAAAGCCACCTGTGCTTTTTTAGCCAATTCTTTTTCTTTCTCTGATGAACCTTTCATCTCTGGTGTATCGATACCATTTAATCGAACTGAAAACCTATATAGTGTTTTATCTGTGCTTTTAGGTAAGGTACTTGCGATTGTGATAGTATCACCATCATACACTTTTATGACTACGCCTTGCGTTATTTTAGGAAGGAAAGCCTCTGTATCTTTCCATTGAATAATTATCATTTCTTTATCGAGAGGTTCATTGTATTGTGATTTTTTTTTCCAAAAAGGAATACAATTATACTTTACACATAGCGCATTTTGGATACGATGTAACATGTATGATTACGTTATTATCTTAGTATCTTATCTGATTATGTTATTATATCATATACCATTTAATTTATTTTATTTGTTTGTATTTTATATGTATAATCAACAACGAGTTTTTACAAACATAAAAGCATTTGGAAAACCGAACTTTTATTCTAGCGACTCTACAAAAGATACCCATGCGAGGATAATATATTCTACGTCTCGATGTTCAAAAAACAGTCAAGGAAATTATTTATTATACAATCAAGCGAAAACCCTCAAAATTAACGAGACCGAACTGAATATGCGTTATGACGATACATTGATATCATCAGGAACCTTACAGAAATTGGTTCTCTCCGATGTAAATGTAGTCAAAAAAATAGTATCAGATAAACAATGTAATATATATGATCCAACCTCGATTGAACCTTCACTATCGGTTCCTTTTTACTATAAATATGAAATAGACCCGTGTGGAAGTTTATATGGAAACCGTAGTTGTGAAAAAAACAAGTACAAAAGATATATTCAACTCAATAACCCTATTAAATCGGAACATTCTGACTCACTGACATCATGTATTAGTCATCCTTTTAATGCGTGTAATAATAATAAATAAGTATTATGATTTTGATAAAAAATAATATATGATATTTCACATATATTATTTTTCTTTCTGGGATGAATGGGATTTTGATTAATTTATTGATATTACAATATGATACTTAACATACCCAATGTCCCCAAGGTAAATATCATGAATGGGTATATACTTTGTGTTTTTTTCATTATGGGCATATTTTTATGGTTATATTTATATTGTACTGTGTTATATTCGGATGAATATTCATTTTCTATGTCGTCTATGATGTCTATGATGTCTATGTCGTCTGTGTCTATATTATCTATTATATCATCGGTTTCATAAAAGTATTCCATGATAGAGTCTAAATGAGTATGGGTTTTATCTCGATTGTACAAAGAGAACATGTTTATTGAAATCTCTGTCTTCTCCAATTCCACGAATTGTCCCCACTCACTCTCACAATCATCCATTGGTTTCAGTTTTCTTATTTTATTTGAATATATATTATACATATATTACGTATATATATTTTGATGTCAATTTTATATTCATAAACATGTCCGTTCGCATAGACTATAATATAATTTTAATGTACAATTATATGGGGTCATTTAAACTTCGGGATTGGAAACAAATATTTTATAGCCCATATTCTCAAGACTAAAGATAATCATTCATCCTTTATTTCTTGACACCCATTTTCTTCAACATTTTATCGGCTTTTCGTGCCACCTTTTTGTATTTTCTTCCTTTGCTACTATATTGACGCCCTCGTATATACGCAGCATATACTCCTTTTTTGCTTACTTTACAAGTGTTCTTCTTACAAATCGGAAATGATTTTTTTGTACCTAAGAAACATTTTTTACCACAACGTTTACGCATTGTGGTTCTCTGTTTCGCGTTTGGAGATTCCTTTGACCAACCAGACCAAGGAACGTTTTTTCGTGTTTTCGCTACCATATTTATATATATTGCTATTATTATATTATAATACTTCTATTAATGAAACAAACTAAAACAGATCTTCCTGATATAGAAAATAATTTATTACATTTTGATGGACATAGTCAGCATACTACTATTTTATTACGCAAATATTTCAATCGTCTCAAAAATAATCAAACAACAAAAGTGAGCGTTCAGCAACAACCGAATATTACAATCACATCGAATGATAATCATAACATATTGAATATGAAACCCCGTGTTAGTATGAATCAGAATGATATTTATTATCTAAATGATGTGAATAGTGATTTAAGTGATACATTTAGTGAAGACAGTTTATTTTTTGGCGACCAGTCTATTGAATATGGAAATACTGGAGAGCAAATATCTTTCCAAAAATTATCTTATACAGATGTAGAACGCAGTGTTAACAAATATTATAATAATATTAATCATAAATATTCATCTGCTTTAGATATACTAGCTAGTTATCTCAAAGGACATAAAATTGTGTACATGGAATCAAAAAGTTTCTCAGAAAGACAACGTAATTATTTAATGCTTCCGGCAATAATATTATCTACGGTGGCTACGGTAATGTCATCTGTACTTTATTCATATTCATGGGGACCGACCATTATTTCAGGAGTGAATGCAATTATCGCATTTTTACTATCTATTGTCAATTATTTGAAATTAGACGCCGCTTCTGAAGCTTATAAAATATCGTCACATCAATATGATAAACTACAATCGTCTGTCGAGTTTACATCTGGTTCCGTATTATTGTTTCGCGATATTAGTTTTCGCAATGTAAATACGAATACGTTACAAGAGAACTCATCTATTACACAAAACGTACGAGAATACAAAAGAACGAATAACTCACCCCCAGTAGAGACATTCAATAAAAAATTGGAAGATGAAATGATTGAAAAACTATCTAATGTTGAAAAAAAAATCGCTGAAATTAAAGAAACGAATCAGTTTATGATTCCCGATGCTATTCGAAAACGATACCCTATTATTTATAATACTAATATTTTTTCTATTATAAAAAAAATAGACGACAAAGGAAAAAAAGTCATAACCACGTTGAAAAATATCAAAAATGAAATACGATACATCAATGCGGTTTGTAGTTCTATTAAAAAGGACAAAAAGTATGAAGATAAATGTTCAAAACAAAAGGCTCATCTGGTTTGTCTTTTTCAGATGAAAAAAGAATGTATCAATGAACTTTTACTTTTAAAATCTGCGTTTTCTATTATTGACCAAATGTTCCATAGAGAAATTGTGAATGCTGAAATTGTCAAAGAACGATTTTTCTGGAAATGGTTTTGCCATTACGATAAATTAATTGAACCGCAAGATATAAATCCGTTTATTTCTGAGCTCATGGACCCTTTTTCTAATACTACTATAAATGATAACAAATACGTCCCATTCTATGAAATGTAATGAACAGATAATGTTTCCAGAATAATAATATTTATATAAAGATATACAAATATTATTTATTATTGTTATTCCGAGTTATCGGATTTGAACCGATGACCCTTTGATATCTGACGTATGATAACATACAATAAAACTTTTAAACTTCTACAGTCAAATGCTCTACCCCTGAGCTAAACTCGGAATGCTTGAGCCGGGAATCGAACCCGGAGCCCCAGCATGGCAAGCTGGGATTTTACCATTAAACCACTCAAACAGGAAGGAATTGGGTTAGTGTGTGTGTGTCTGTGGATATTAGTATATATGGAATGGAAATAAATATATTGTTGTTGATGATATGATATATACATTCACCACCTCTTACCTGATTCAATAATGATGAACGATAAGTTATTCCTCATCATTTTATATACATCACATATATTTAAGCTGTTTATTGCGAAAACATTGTAAGTATTTCTTCTTTTTTCGGATTATCATTCTGAATATACCATTTTTTCTTTTTATGGTCCCATTTTGCGCCTAATAATTTTGCTTCTTCTTTTTCATCATAAGATACTTGTAAATAAATAGCAGAGTTGTTGGATTTGGGTGATTTTGGAGGGTCAATATTTGTATTATACGGACAGCTTTCCAGACCGATTGCTTTATTTGCCAGCTTATCCGCACCCTCATTTCCTAGAGAATGAATATCTGTTTTACCCGTATGAGCCATAATATGAACAAAAAATACATTTGAAACACCTTTGTATAAAGTATACGCTTTTTTTACTAATTCTTTATTAGGTATATCTGAAGACCAGCATTCTTTCTCACATTTCTCACCATAACTTTTCACACATTTTATTGCGTATGCCGAATCTGATATAATACCTATCTTCTTCCCTTGATGAATATCACCCTTGATTACATCATATGTTTCAATAATAGCACCCAATTCTGCTGTATTATTCGTTTGTTTCCCTATTACCACACGAGAAATATTACGCGGATCATTTTCACCAAAATAGACTCCGATTCCTGCTTTCGCATTTTTCTTTCCGTTGTTGTGACATGAACCATCAGTATAAACAAAATAGGCGACTCGAGACTCAGGGCATGCTACATCGTCATCGCTACAACCATCCAATATATCATCCATTCTAGGATTTTGCTTCAGAAACGCATTCGCTTCTTCAAAAGTAGAAAACTTTTTGTATACTGCGTTTTTATATTTGAAAATAGAACTTGTACATTCCTTCCACGTTTCAAATACGCCTAGTTTTCGTCCATTTGCTACAGCATAAAATGACATATGCCTTATCTGTTTTATCTACTATATAATTGAGCTATTTCATTTTATATTATTTATAATATTCTTATTATTAAAATTGATTCTTCACATGAGTTCATTATATTATCAAACAATATTAAAACTAACTACTAATAGTACTAGTATTTACACCAGAATATAATACACATCATGTCTGAAGAATTAGATTTATCAAATATTCCAGATAATTACCCTAGTTTATGTATTCCACGAGTGTTCTCTAATGTAAAACGCGATAAAATATTCCAAACAATTAAAGACTTACGCATTGGATTTATTGACCGAATCGACATGATCTCAAGAACAACTACCCGTGGAGATACTTACCAGCGTGTCTATATTCATTTCAAAAAATGGTTTCCACAATCTATGGAAATACGTAAACGATTTATTGACGGAGAAGAAATTAAAATTATATATGACGAGCCCTGGTTTTGGAAAGTATTTATTAACAAGTATGTTCATCCTAATACAACCAACAATTATCGTTCTTCAGAAAATATAAAAAGTTCGTTGTCAGAAGAAAAATATAATGATAAAATGAAAACAAATAATAGTAGCTACCATATTAAAGAAAATGAAAATCAAAAAGAAAATAATGTCAGCGAAATAATTCATCAATCAACTTTTCATAATACAAATCAAACATATTGCGATATCTTGAAAAATCAAGACAAGGAAGATATATCAAATAATCAAGAGATTGATACAGAAATAGAGAACATGTTTCTATCTACGTCTACCACTACATACGCAGATAATGACGCCTTTGTAAAAAATCATGTATTTCATTGTGACAATACACGTTGTTTCTCACCACTTTTACCACCTGCTCCCAGAGATATTCTATCTCATAATATAGATTTTAGTATTCCTTCTCAAAAGATTTCAGACCATTAGACACCATTTAATTATATTATGTTGAATATATTCTGAATAAGTAGGACTCCTTTCTATTTTTTTATTTTTATATATATTGAATCAAATTAAACCATTACTATTACGATATAAAACTATTTATAATCATAAGAATAACAGAATATATAATGGACAAACAAAACAATCAACAAAACAATCAATCTTCAGGAGATGATACTATTTTATATACTATTCCTCGTGTTGTCAAAATATCTCAACTATCATCTTATAAATATAATATTGTTTTCAATCAACCACAGGAACTTCTGGTTCAATCTATTGTTCATGACCAATTAATAGAAAACGCTTTCTCAAATCACCTATATACGACCATCTCCTTTTTCGCACATTCGGCATCTTCTCTATCGGATTATATAACGAAACAATCAGTAACGCAGGAACAATCCATCAGTATTCTATGGCATTTAAATAAACAATTTCAGTTTATGAAGTCTCGTGGTTGGGGTATATCTTGCTTGCGAACACAGGACATTATTGTAATCGACAATTCCACCTTTGTTTATATACATCCAAAATATATGTTCCCTATCCAGAATAATTGTTTAAACATACCATTTCCTTTACCTTTGGACTCTTTTGTTTCTTGCGAATTGAAGGAAATGATACGTCTTACCACATTGAACCAAAATGAACCTCCTTATATAGTATCGTACACCACATTTTACTATAGTTTAGGCTGTATGATTCTTTCCTTGCTGAATAAAAAAACGGATGATACTACTTTGTCATTGTCGTTGTCGTTGTCGTTGTCCATATCATCGGATTTTTCCCCACTAGAATTATTAGAAACGTTCACATCTATCTACTCTTCTAAGTTATACTGGTGCCTTCTGCGTATGCTACAATCAGACCCTACTATCAGGACCTTACTATTTATTTAATATTTTACGATTTATTATCTTGTATTATCATATATAACTATGTCTATTCAAACATTCAAAAAAAAAGGTATTATTAAACACGGTTCTAGACGTTCGGGGAAACCCCCTGGCGGAGAATGGATATCCCAGGGACCATTTGGAAGTGGAAAGACATTGATTTTTAGCGTATCATCGCCCGGAACGGAAGGATTTTCTTTACAGGGAGGTCACAGAAATATTGGTTACGTAGGTCAAAATATGAAAATGTCCAAAAATAAAACACCTTATCGTGGTCAGTTTGCGATGGGTAATGGTGGGCGTCGTGGAACATATGATCAGACCGGTAATTCTTTTGTATCACCCAAGGTCAAGGCAGAAGTATTAGGAAATCAATACAGATATATAAAACCTTCTGTTTTATCTACCCGAGGAATGCTCGAGAGAAAATACAAATGGATACATAATGGACAATATCCGAACTATTGGGTACAGCCTGTTTACGGTAATGATAATTTGTCGATGAATGCAAGCCAAATGATGTATATTCAGAAAAAAGCGGCGGCTAATGTCGGACCAACCGCCATATATTTACCTGGAGTTGAACCACCCAAAGCTTTATGTAATGCATCCTGTAAACAATCTTATACAAATTACTCTAATTATAACCTTGTCAGCGCAAACGGTAAATATACTAAAATCATCCAACCGATTACATCGGCGCAACAAACACTGAAAATACAACGTCCTTGCGCCGACCCTTTGGGAAGGCAAAAACCGTTTCCTTTTGCGACAACGAGTGGTAGAGGAAACTCGTCATCTAGTTACGCACCTCCACCAGTTTCACAAATTGTCTATGATACTCCTCCCGAATGGTACTGGAAAAATAAGTGTGAATAACAAACTTAAAGTTATCACCATACATATCATATCGTTATATATTCTATCTGTTTTAGCATGAAAATTACACCTACACATATTCCTACCAGTTCAGCTTCTTATAATAAAGGACCCTTTTTACTTGTAAAGTTATTTGTGTCGAATAATGATGAGGGTTTAAAAGAAAAATATAGAGATGCCATTGATAACCACAATAAAACTATACATAATGATTCTTTCCCGGACGCAGGATTTGATTTGTTTACACCAGAACAGTTCAATTGTTCCCCTACCCAGGTTAATAAAATCAACTTTGGGGTTCGAACCTCCGCTACGTTGTATCATTCTACTCGTGAGGAATATACTTGTTGTAGTGGATTCATGATGTGTCCTCGTTCTAGCTTGTCTGGGACACCTTTGCGACTCGCTAATAGTATTGGGATTATTGATAGTGGCTATCGCGGTGATTTGATTGGCAAATTTGATTGTTTATATTCGTCCAACTATTCTATTACAAAGTATGATAGACTATTACAAATAGTAGCACCCTCAATGATTCCTATTATTGTTCAACTTGTCGATTTTGAACAGGACTTGGGAGTACAAACTACCAGAGGTTATGGTGGTTTTGGTTCTACTAATACAGTATAGATACCATATTTTATTACAAATTACAATTATATATACTCATAATATATATCATTGTAGCTATTATGTTCAAATGCGGAAAAAGGAAATATTATTATTTCATCATTTTATATTTACTTGCCACACTTCTTTTAGGAATTATATACTTTTTTTACAATAACAACACTCAACACACGCTAGAATACTTTACCAATCTTGACAAAAAATGGCCAGATGATTTAGTCAAACGATTTATAGAGTTTCAAAGAACCATGAATCCAAACATACAGTTTGATATGAACATTATACAACAACAGGCGTCTGCATCAGAAGCCGAAGAATTGTTGAAGTCTGGATATTGGACATGGAGCCCTGAAGTGATTAAGATCTACACAGAAGCTATTCAAAATAATACCATCATCAAAACTCAACCTGGAAATGACATAAGAAAATCACAGACTATATATAATCAACATGCCATTATGGAAAAATTATCGTACAAAACGAAAGAAGGAAGCTTTTTATTACATGGCGTCAATATTGGCACTACTAAAAATATGCCAGATAATCTCAATAATTATGCCAAATGCGCCATCGTCAACGAAAATGGCGTCGAAAAAATGCGCATGGAAAAAACCGAATACACTGGATATGACTCTATGAATGGTGGATGGATAAAACAAGTTACACCCATTGCGGACTCTGAAATACCCAACGTTGTCAACGGCTTTCGTTTTAAAAAATGCGCATGTAATCCATGCGTGGCATTGAATACACCTACAGATTATTCTTGTCCTTTTGAACTAAATGTAGGATACGGATACGATAACAGTTCTATATGGAATATGTTATGGGATAACAAAAACAAACAATAACACCACTCTATTTACCATTTACGAATTATCAATTATCATATTCCATCAACTCTTCTACGGCAGTCTTTTTATCATGATCCTCTGTTCTGATACGTTTTGGAGGTGATAACTCATTGTTATTTAAAATGGATTCTATTTCTTTTAATAATAAATCGTACTTATTGTGATCTACGAGTTGTCTTTCTTTCCGGTATTGGTTAATAAAGATGTAATGGTTATTTAGGAGCTTTCTCTCTACTAACATATCCTGATACCGATCACCATCTCTTGGAAATATATGTATGTACCATATATATTGTTTCATAATATAAAACGATAAATCGACATCTACTATACAACTGGTTGACATCTCGATCAAGTCTGGAAGCGGATATATTTTTTCAATCAATGTTGAACACGATAGTATGGATTGTAATGAATGTTCTATCATGACATTTAAATTGGTTATATCTACGTTCTCCTCGTATATATCCACATAACATGTTAAACACTGTTTATGTTTTCTTACATGATATACAAGCTCGAGTGTATTCGTTGGTAATGTTACATATTGAAGACTTTTTACCCATTTATGTTTCCGAGTGTCATATATCTCCCCATCATGTATTATGATATGATGAATGTTTATATGACTTCTGAAAATATACGTCTCGTCTCTGATGTTTGATGTTCCCATTTTCATTATTCCAAATATCATACTCGGATCCCAGAATAATGAACATACTTCTCCTGATTGTAATGTTGGATATTTGATATTATGAAAATCCATTGTTGCGTTTGTAATCATTCTTCGGGATATAATGCTACTTTGTATTTTTACTTTATATACTTTATATATTTTATACGAAAATAATTTAAACTCTACTTATGAAACTACTATAGAATGGAAACTACATCGTCTACCACAACCGAACAGAATCAACCTGAAGAACAGCCTCCCGTCAAGCTCGTAGAGGTCGCCGTTGCTGATGAAAATGTCGCATTGAACCTACTTGTATCGTTTGTTTCCTTAGCGCAAAAGCGTGGAGCTTTCAACTTTGAAGAATCTTCCAAGATTTGGGAATGTATTAAGAAGTTCCAGAAGAAGGATTAATTTAAATATTATGTAGTTAGTAATCAATATTTTATTTGTTTTATTATTATAAATAAAGTATGAGTTACAATCCAACAGATTTAGGTGCTGCATGTAGTACTAATACTAATTATACCACTACAGGAACTACTGCTATAGACAGCTTCCCTGTTCCATCACAACCGCCTGCTATAATGGATTTAGGAGGAATGATAGCATCAATATCATTACCTAATCTTACAACGGAACTAGTTAAACAAAGATACACTACATATATAGGTTCTATATTCACTATATTTGAAATAGCAGGTACATCAGCAACTATACCATTCGCACATGATGGTCGTAATATACGACTTAATGTGCGAAATGGTGTATACAACTCGAATCAAACAATCGGTGGTATTGGAGACACTTATTCGTACACATTTCAATATCGAGGAGTACAATTAAACAATAATTTTAGTACACATCTATATGAATTGATATCAGAGGTACAGACATAATTTATTCATTTATTCCATGATAAATGAATAAACAAAAATGTTTATACAAATAAGTTTCCTAAATTATTTAGTAAACTTATGAACGAATTAGCGACGACGATTTGATTTTCTGCGATTTGATTTTCTGCGATTTGATTTTCTGGATTTATTGTATTTTCGGTTGCGACGAGATTTACGTTTGCCGCCAGCAGGAACATCCCCATCCTTCAAAAGATATTCTGTAATATACCGTGACAAATTAGGATCTATTTGCAGGCCGCGATGCGTTCGTGCATGCTCCATAACACTCGCAACAGACCTGGCTTCTTGCAATCTTTCCTGTCTTTCTTGTATTAATCTTTCTTGTCTTAATATTTCATGATTTTCTAATATATGCTTAACGTTCATAGGTGGTATCCCTTGTCCGAATGGATAATTGTCGTAAAAAAAATCCCAGTTCGCGCCTGATTCTACCCATCTGTTAACTGTATAATTAATCATCCCGGGACTACCGTATCCATGTAATAATTGATGCAGATCCGTCTCCATGTTATTATATATATATAATTATCAATTACCAAGGAAATAGTAGATGGAGGTGGTGGATACAACTCGACTGACACAATCGGTAATATTGGATACACTTATTCGTACACATTTCAATATCGAGGAATACAATTAAACAATAATTCTAGTTCACATCTATATCAATTGATATCAGAGGTACAGACATAATTTATTCATTTATTCCATGATAAATGAATAAACAAAAATGTTTATATTTACGCTCCATATAGGGGTCGAACCTATGACCTCGCGATTAACAGTCGCACGCTCTAACCAACTGAGCTAACAGAGCTTTTTTTGGACATTTTTAGGTGTGTCCAGCACCAGTATATTCACCCGATGTGGGGCTTGAACCCACGACCACTAGCTTAAAAGGCTAGCGCTCTACCGACTGAGCTAACCGGGCACTTGTTACTAGCTCCTACCGAGATTCGAACTCGGGTTTCAGGATTCAAAGACCTGAGTGATAACCACTACACTATAGGAGCATGGACGTGATACATTATTTACATTTATACAGTATTTACAACAGAATTGCACGGAGTGGGGTTCGAACCCACGCGCTGTTAGCACCAGGTCTTAAGTCTGGCTCCTTAGACCACTCGGACATCCGTGCGCAATGCTCTAATGCGGTTTCGAACCGCAGACCTTCGGCTCATAAGACCGATGCTCTAACCAACTGAGCTACAAGAGCATGAGGGACTCGCTTCTGTTGCTATTCCTATTATACAAAGCCATGTTATCTCTATATTGTTTTTTGATGTATTTATTTATATGTTGTTCTGGTTAACGGGCTCAAACGTCTACACCCCGCGATAACCGGTTGTACCGGGTACTAATACCACGGAATAAATTCTAATCTTATTCATTATCACTTCAGCAAATTCATCGAAGAACTTTGTAACATTTTTTGAAATGATATTCAAGTCATTCAATTCATCATTTTGACCTGTATCTTCGTTGTATTTCACAAAAGAATTAAGCATATCTGTCATTGTCTGAAATTTATAGAAAGATTTAAATAACATTTCATATGGATCCGTGTTATGTATATATTTCTGATATTCTGGGTTGTTATACAATCTACTCACTATATCATCTACATAAGTAAGTTGAGATATAATCTTGTCTAAACGTCTGTTTACAAAATCTTTATTGTCATCCACTGTCAATTCAATGGGTTGAATATTGTATCTCATATTTTCTGGAAGTAATCTGATAACTGTTTTTGCTTGTTCTACTATGTCTTTAGTATTTTCATCGAGGTCAGTATCAATATTTTTCAAAATGGTTGTTAGGTCGTTCATTTTATATTTATTTGTACCATCCTTATTATGAAATATTAATTCAACACACTTATCATATATTTCTAAAAGATATTGTATTATAGAATGTTCAGCAACCTTTTCGGGCAAGGCATACTTATGTAAATCTGTTTGTTGTTTTATAATTGCGGTTACACGTTTGTTTTGTTTTTTTTGTTTAGAAGTCTCAATACCAACAAAATTTAATAAACCCTCTCCAAACCCACCACGTTTGCTTTTATTCACCGTTCGGTGTCTCCTTGTTTTTTTTACAGTTCTACTTTTTTTTCTAGAACCTTTACGAGAAGTTTGTTGTTTTTTATTATAACTTCCCATTTATAATTACAATATATATTATATTATAATATTCAGATAATATTCAGGAACTATTTCACATAATTATTCGTTCCAATCGAGGCGCATTATTTTCCATGGTATAATATAGTGAAAAAAACGAATAAAATGAGTAAGATAGAAGACGTCGAATTTGAAAGCAGTTATCCCGGGTTATTGAATAGTAAGTGTTTGTATCAATTAAATAGTACAAATTTGAAGATAAGACCATCAGATAAAAATGAAGTAATCCAATATTCAATAAACGATTTGGAACAGTTTATTGAAAAAACATCAGTAAGAATCGGTGATATATTAAAATATCAAACGAATTTACCAATCGATTTTTGTGCGAAGTATTTTCTGGATCCGGATGACAGTTATTTGTTTTGGGATTCAGAACAAAGTATAAACAATAAAGATGTTTTGAAATATCAGAAACAAATAACGAAAGAAGAATTGGAACAGGTTCTACAAGAAATGTATATTTAAGTGGTGGATTCCATATTGGAGAAATGGAGAGAGATGTTATGATTGCCTTTAATGATGGTAAGAAAAGTAAACTGCATACTTGTGAGGACTTCTCCATTCATTTGTGTAAAACGTGTGATAATCGTACAGACTTTACCAAGGTTGACATTCCTTATGCATACAAACAATTAATATCGTTCCTCGTATAATTACCGAGTAAATACTTATATATATTTAATAATTTGTTTTATTATGTATTTTATCAAAAATATATAATTATTTTTTCTTATGGGTAAATCCGGGTATATTTTCTAATACACTAGAAACATTTGGTAGAATTATAGTTGATTTTATTGGATTTATTTACAGATATGTAAACGAAAACGATTTTATTTTTTGAATAAAAACGTCAGAATATATTACAAAATAACATGTTCGTTTTGTAATATGAACGGAACGCATTAGATGGTTTCCGATTGTATCTATGAAAACAAATCATTCACCGAGGATTATACCACTTATAACGTCTTGTTTTCTGGTTAGGGGCATCCGTAAACATCTCATCATAACTTATTTCGTCGCCAAGCTTCTGAACCCAAGGTTCTAGTGAATGGTCGAATGCTGTGGCCGAATGAAACATTAAATCCATCGTTGTAACACTACCAACATCCCATCCGCTAATATTCTGGTTGAACTTATGGGCATCCATAAACATACTTTCCATCGTTATAACACTACCAACATCCCATCCGCTAATATTCTGGTTGAAGGCGTTGGTATGAGAAAACATACTTTTCATATTTTTAACATTCTTAACATCCCAATTGCGAATATCCCCGTTGAATACTGTGGCATAAGAAAACATACTTTCCATATTTTTAACATTACTAACATCCCAAGTGGATAAAGATTTGTTGAATGCTGTGGCACCCTTAAACATCTCGCTCATATTGGTAACATTCTTAACATCCCAATTGCGAATATCCCCGTTGAATGCTGTGGCACCCTTAAACATACTTTCCATATTTTTAACATTCTTAACATCCCAATTGCGAATATCCCCGTCGAATGATGTGGCACCAGCAAACATCTCTCTCATATCGGTAACATTACTAACATCCCAAGCGGATAAAGATTCGGTGAATCCTGTGACACCCTTAAACACCTCGCTCATATTGGTAACATTACTAACATCCCACGTATTAATAGCTCCGCTATAATTTTTGATACCGATTTTTTGTTTTCGTAAATATTTCTTAATGACTGTTCGGAATTGTTTATTAACATCAATCCCTCCCTTTTGATTTTGTTTTTTGGTTTTGTTTTTTTGGTTTTGTTTTGTTTGTTTTGTTTGTTTTGTTTGTTTTGTTTTTTGTCTTGTGGTCTTTGTTTTGGTCGTTTTTTTGTGTTTTATAAACATAGTATAATATATTATATCATTATTTTATTTTATTTAGGGTGATTTAGAAATCACTTCTTTGTATGAGGTATTATTTGAGCTGACATTACTACACATATCGTTTGAACAACACTCATATTATTTTTCATTTCATAAACAGGAAGATACATATTAGATTAAATGGTGGAATTATTATTTGTGGTTACTATATAAACATTATACGTTTTTATTTATATTACATATGAAATCGTGTCTTAAAAAAAAAATAAATTATTCATTCCATCTAGATAACTTACAAAGAGAATTAAATGAAAATGAACTGACAGTGAATAATCAGACTGTGAATAATCAAACAGTAACCACAGATTATATTAAAAAACAAATCTTTTTTTCTCATAATTTATGCGAAATATATTATGTAAATTATACATATTATCAGTGTGATGATATATGGTATGACGACGATGATTACGATTTTTTTTTGTCAGATGCGGATTCCGAAATTATGAACTGTTTTCATTCCTATCCACTCTATTCGAGTCGAGAAATTAAAACATTCTTATGGCAACCCATTTTTAACAGAATACCTACATATCTTGCGAGTTTTTTTTATAATCAGAATGGGAAACATGATGAGAAACATGATGAGGAACATGATGAGGAACATGATGAGGAACAGGAACAGGATGAGGAACAGGATGAGGATCATGATATTGATACTTCAAGTAATTCACTCTTTTCTACACGATTTTTTTGACATTTTGGATATTTCTCGTCATAATACTGAAATAATTTTACCCACCTATTGTACTTGTATTCTTCCTATGAATAATAACAATCATACTAAAAACAACGCCACAACTATAGAAGGCGCTTTTGACTTTGATTCAACTATACAACCTGTTCACGTTCATTCCACATTTTCACCTACTTGTATTTTTTGCCATAATACTAATACACAATCATTGATTCCAGATGGCTCTTTTCGAAAATGCTTGTCTTGTAACAAACAATTTAGACCTACTTTTCTCATGAAACATCCTAACGCATCAATGGTTTCAGAAAATCGCTCTTACAAAATCCCTACTTTTCAAACTATGCGACCTAATTTTGAACCTTTGGAGAAAAATAAATGGAATAAATAAATTGACACCATTTTGTTTCATAAGATATATGTAACAAAATATTACTATCAACATTTTCAGAATACAATTATCATGTCTGCTACTGCTACTGCTACTCAACCAGTCCGAGCTTATTATAAATCCAATCGGGAAGACGTTTTATCTCCAGCAAACCGCAAATATCGTGAGGACAACGAGTATCGTCAGGCTAAAATAAACTATTCGAATGAATATCGTCGCAATCATGAGGAAAAAAATAAAGAATATCAGAAACAATTCTACCAGCAAAACAAAGAAATCCTTATTGCCAGAAGAGTTGAACGCAATGTGAAAGAACAATGTGCGTGTGGGAAAATAGTTTCTCGTACTAATAAAATCACTCATTTGAAAACTATGTACCATAGGAAACATTTGAATAAGAAATATGAACCAGCGTATGATTCTTTACAGGAGGAGGAGGAAACAATCGTCAACAAACCATCTCTAATTAAACGTAGACCACGTCGTTTTGTTGTTAGCGAGTAACATAACATATTATTCGTATTTTATTATTTATCTAATTGAATCAATGTCTACTATATTAAATCTTATATGATTATCTTATATGATGTCATCATATAAATTAGTAGGCATTTTTTCATCTGTAAAAAAATTGACATCGGAATTAGATAGAATCGTAAAGTATCAAATGTCATTTAACGTTAACGTTATACTAATAATTATTATTTCAATATGGAACAAATGTTCCAACGGTTTATCAACAAATCCAATATCACATTCAAACAACATCAATACGACGGAGTCGCATGGTGTGTCGAGAATGAGAATACGATTGGACCCCAATGCTACGTCGGAGGAAATATGGTTGCCATTCCCCCATCGGGTGGCAGCTCTTATGATGTAAAAAAACATATCGGGGGCGGATTTATTGCCGATGAAATGGGCCTCGGTAAAACGATTACCATGATTGCCAATATTATCTGTCAGTTCCGGTCACATCGTAACACCCTCATTGTATTACCTCCTGCTCTTATACCTCAATGGACCGCCGAAATCAACCGCACTACAGGACATTCCCCTCTTCTATTCTATGGTTCACAAAACAAAAAAACAATTACTATAGACGAACTGAAAAACGCCCCTATTGTTATTACCAGCTATGCTTCCATTATGATTCCCTTGAAACATGTTATCGACAACTCCAAAGATACACTTCTTCACCAAATGAAATGGGACCGAATCATATTTGATGAAGGCCACCACCTACGCAACAAAAACTCCCGTTACTATGGTGCTAAGAAACTAGTGTCTCGTATCAAATGGATCATATCGGGTACACCAGTTCAAAATTATTCGACCGACTTCAAAAACTTGTGTTCTATCGTAGGACTACCACCTAACTTATTAAACAACAATGAATATAACAAAGAAAATAGGGACCGTCTATTTAACCATTATATACTGAAACGTTCTAAGACAGATGTGGGGCTTAATTTGCTTCCGGTCAATCTGGAGAACAAACACATTGTATGGAATACCACCGAAGAACGACAACTTTCAGAGGATATCCATCGTGCTATTGGAATGTGCGACAAGTCTGACCGTCTTAAGATGTACCAACACGCACGACAGACATGTATTCTTCCCGAAATCATTATAGATACTCCTCTATTGCCTTATATGAGACATGCTGGATATATTCCACATGACAGGACACGAGACTTTTATAATGTAGGTCTTTCCAGTAGTACCAAAATGGACCATGTCGTACGAGATATCCTTGCCCGGGAAGGTAATGGTAATAGAAAAATCGTATTCTGCCATTTTCGCAAGGAAATTGATACGTTGATGTCACGACTCAATGAAATGGGTATGACCAATATTGTTTCCATCGATGGACGTATTACCAGTCAAAATCAGAGAAAACGTATTATGGAAGCCAACTACGAGGTTTTGATATTACAGATTCAAACTGGTTGTGAAGGATTGAACTTACAACAGTACAATGAAGTCTATTTCATCAGTCCCAACTGGAACCCTATGATGGAACAACAAGCTATCGCACGATGTCATCGTATCGGTCAAACTAAAGAGGTATTTGTCTTCCGATATGGGATGGATAAAGTATTCGAGGGATTAGATGAAGACGATAAGCCGTCCGAACTCATTAGCATGGACACACGCATTGTTAATAGACAACAAATAAAAATATCTATGGCTTCTGATATCCTCGAACCACCTAAGGTTTCTAGATCATTTCACACCATTCTTTCACAATAATTGATTATGAATTACACCTACAACTATTACTTCCACACTCCCAACCCCCCCCTTATATTATATGTTGTATGTTATATGTAATCTTATTATAAACACTCACCCTTTTCTTTTTGATAAAAAATTGATAATAAATCTATCTAATACCTCCTTACAAATATTAACTATTAACTAGCGCTATTATTCTGTAATAGTATCTCGATACAATCGATACAAATACCATAATTCGTGTTATTACACCCTTTTCGTTATTTGCGTTTACTATGATACAACAATCACAACGACAATCTGGCGGATTAAGCACCCGTCTAAAAGCAATGGCCAACGAGGGACGTTCTCTTATTGATGATAGTTCCAAATCGGAATCCAACTTGAATGCGGCTATGATTGATTATATTCTACCATACGCAGAAAAAACAATCGCCGAACATCTTCCTCCAGGCACTCAGGTTGACCATCTCACAAAAATCACTCTATATGACCTACAATGCGAGTTCTACAAAACCGGACGCGGAAATATTCCTAATGACCTCAATAAAAAAGTTTTCATCAAGCCTGACGGAGGAATCATTACTGCTACCACACCTGATGGTGTAAAATATCCACTTCTTATATCAGAAGACAAGGTTCAAGGAACGAACGACCAACGTCGGGCCGAACAAAAGGAACGACAGGCTACTGGAAATGCCATTGAACGAGCTGCCAAAAATATTAGAACATGTGAAATGTTATGCGCACACGTCAATTATTTCCCTTACCTATTATTCGCATCTGGATGTGACTTTCATATCTCTGAAACAATTTCGAAACGTATTGTCATGATGAACATGGGGACACCCAATCATTATGTCGATATCGCCCCGACCTCATCTGAGAACGATATTGAAATTGCGGTGGACAATATCGTGAATAGTCTTGATATTCGCAAAAATTGGGGACATTATTGTATTGCGACAGCACTCGTTAAAGCACATAAATGGAATGAAATGCCACACCTCACATCCTTGTGGAGAAAAGAAGAATATGTACGCATTTGTTGTAAAGCTATCGATTTGGCGGTTCAGCAAATTATATATTTGAGAACAGAGTCGGAAACGTCTATCGAAATGGAACTATAATTATTAATATTCGTTATTCTTTGTCCATGTAATTTATTAACTAACTACTTTTTTATTTTAAAATTGATTGTATGAAACCGACTATCATTATTACTATCAACTATCACTATCAGATTACTATATAAATATATATCATATATTTATTAATAATAAATACACCATCAATAATATGTCATCTATTTACGCTAACGAATCGGAAAATAATGCTATTGTTGCTAATGCTAACAACAAACCCAAAGCAATCAGTTTATTCTCAGGCATGGGCGGTGACTCGCTAGGTATTCAAAACGCCGGGTTTGATATTATTGCCTTCAATGAGTTTGAAAAGCCAGCTATTGATACACACCATATTAATTTCCCTGATTCTACACTCATTTGTGACCCCTCCCAAAAAAAAGAAAAAGATAAGACAAATATTCAACTCATTCCCGATGAAATATTCTCTTCGTATAAAGGCACGGTTGACCTTGTATTTGCCGGACATCCTTGCCAAGGATTCTCAAATGGAGGGAAAAAACTTCCAGATGACCCAAGAAACACCCTCTTCCGGGAGTTTGCCAGAGTATGTCGCCTCATTCAACCCAAATATATTATCGGCGAAAATGTAGATGGTCTATTAAATAGAAAAACGGCTACGGGAGAAAACTATATTGATATTATCATCAAAGAGTTTGATGATATTGGATACAATGTTTCCTACAAAGTATGTCATGCCGTTCAATATGGTGTACCTCAGTTGAGAAAACGTCTTGTATATGTAGGTATTCGCAAGGAGCTAGAACAAACATATACATTTCCAGACCCTCTGAATAATGGAAAAACCGAACTACCCCACCTTCGAGATATTATTGAGTTCACTATGGAGGGAGCTATCAAACTGGACCCCGAAGACTTTGACATGAACTCTATACCTCAAGAATGTATACTTACTGATATGAATAATGACCAACAAGAAGATACCTCTAATATACACCCTTATTTACGATTGAAATCAAAGACTAGAAATCAAGAATATAATGGAGTGGTTCATCCCAATATGTTGTCTTTCTCAAAACGTGATTCACCTATCCATGCCGAGATTATTGATATTCGAAGACCTAGTAAAACTATTATTTGTACGTATGACCATCAACCACGCCTTTTCGTTCCCCTCCAAAATAAAAATGGATTCTTTATCCGTTGTATATTACCTGATGAACTCAAACAAATACAAGGATTTCCGAAAGATTTTCAACTATCCGGGAAGAAGAAGGATAAGGTCAAACAAATCGGAAATGCTGTTCCTCCTACCCTCATCTACCACATTGTAAAAAAAATGATTAGTTAAATTATTATAAAATATAAGTTGTATTGTAATTTGTATTGTTAAATATTTCTTTTTCTTTTTCTTTTTCTTTTTATTAATCCTTCTTTTCCTTAGTATTCATTTGTAATAATACGTCTACTGCTATAATTTCCAACGTTTCCAATGATTCTATTAACTCAGATTTATCGGTAGGAATCGTATCTGTAGATGTCGTATCTGTAGATGTAGTTGGATTCATTCCCAAGAATCCAGCAATGTTTGCCTTGAAAGTGGGTCTAGGATACACCTCCATAATTCCACATAGTTTCTTCTTGTTTTCTCCTCGAGCATACGTATCCTTTAATATTGTCAACTCTTTAATATAATCATTGATCCACGGAGAATCTTTCACAAACTCCTCCCCATTCAAATATAATAGCTTTGGGGGAATATTGTTTTCAGTCTTTCTTTTGTACTCTTTTCCCGTAAAGAACACCACGTAATAAATATCTTTACTGGGACATGTATCGTTGAAATAAATGGTAGGATTGTCGGTCTTCTTTATTTCTATATTCAAACCAATTCCTCCGACATTTCTGAAGTCTTTGGATTGTTGACTTCCCGCTTCTTCATAACTCAATCCCATTAGAACGAATACTTCTCGCATCTTCTCGATTACTATTCGTTCACTTACCTGTGTATTTCCCTTTTCTGTTTTGATTGACCTAATAAACTCCTCCGTTATGTGACTGTCTATCTCTACAGTTATCTTATCGAAGATGGATGACCTTATTGTATCCTCCGGGATACCCTCTGATAACATCGCGTTGATTGTTTCTTTGTATTCAGTGTTTATTGACATGGTTTTGGATTAATTTGTATCGTTGACATATATTATTACTAACAACATATGTCAATTTTTCTTTCATTGGTTCATTGGTTCAACGTGTTATCAAATACATTATTTCCACCACTTTGTCGCTTCTACCACTCAGGTTTCTTGAACCTCGATACGCATTGTATTTTATTTCGTGCTTATCCACTTTGTACTCTTTGAAGATATCCTCCCAATCTTTGGGCTTTATGATTCCTTCATTATTATAAGACAATATCACATACTTGGACTTTCTTGTTGATTTGTCTAACAAATCACGCATGCTATTCACAGCAGAAGCATAATAATTGTAGTTAGACTTGTTCCAATTTTTAGGAATACCTGAAACGCGAGATACTTCTCCAGGTTCTTTATTTTCGGCGATTACATTCAACATGAAATAATTGCTACCATAAGGGTGCTGATTGTACGGTGGATCCAAATATATTAGATCTACTTGTGGTTCCTCTGGTAAATCGTCTTCCAGAAACTTGTTGATATCCTTTTGTGAACAATGCGCAGTGAAATTATTGTCGCTCCACACAGGCATATCCAAACGAATGGGCTTCATGATTCGTTCCAGATTTACTTCCTTCTTCCCACCAAACTTTCCTATATTATTATCCTTGTGAAATCCTTTGAATACACCCGACGTATTCGTATTAATGCTTGCCTTGTTCAACAAAGGAACCACACAATATGGATAAAGAGACTTCTCCACATGGTCTTCTATATATTTTCGTAGCGTGTCTATTATTAACGCATTCTCGCGCGTATAGAAACATCGCTCCCCTTCTTTGATATCATATGTATCCTTTGGAGCATACAACTTTGCCATCACCCCTGTGCTAATATACGGACCCTTCTCGGCAATCACATTCATATTTTCTATATGCTTTCTCACTTTTGTCTGCGTTGATTTTGTCGGAGTTTCCAAATAACATTTGGCCATCAAATAAGAATATAACTCCAAATCATTGGTATATATATTCGACGCTTTTGAGCTTAACGCACGCGATACTACTGTAGATCCGGCGAATCCATCCACAATGTTGAGCTTTTCTTTATTTTCTTTCTCGCATACCACATCCACTATATCTTCTATATGGGACACTAATTTTCGCTTGTTTCCAATACATGTTAACATTGTCTGCTTTACAAACGCATTGTGAACATCTACTTTTGACATGACACTTATTAATTTACTCTACTAGTTTACTTCTATAACTATAGATATGTTTAATCAATTTTAAATAAATATATCTATATCACCCACAACCATAACAATCAGACGAAAAAATACAATCCTCGCGACCATTTCCTGGATACTGACACCCCCAATTGTTGTTTCCTATATTCGTACAACCATTCTTACATCTTGCTCCAAAATAATTCCATGGATTATACCAACGTGTGTAATCATACCACGACGAGGTTGTTGCGGGTATCGGTCTGTTATAATAAGGATACGTTGCTACCGTTGCGGTTGCGACCGGAACCCCATACCCTAGCCATCGATTTCCGTAATTATAACGACCTATTCCATATCCTCTTCTACCTCCTATTCTATGGTTTCGTCTACCTCCTCCACCTCGTCTACCTCCTCCACCTCGTCTACCTCCTCTACCTCCTCTACCTCCTCTACCTCCTCTACCTCCTCTACCTCCTCGAAATGATTCTTCTACATTATCACTATCAATATCACTATCAATATCAATATCACTATCACTATCAATCATATTCTCCTTTATATAATCAGAATCATCTGTAGCATTTATATACATGAAAGATACTATAAATACTATTCCTAGTATTGCTATTAATACATACTGGACATTTCCTCGCATTAGACTTGTTATTGAACGCATTTAAATGACCTCTTTATTATATACTAGAGATAGTTTTTTTACGTCCTATATAACAACCATCCAACAAATGTTATTGACATTAGGATTGTTAAAGATGACATATCATGTGTCAGCATATCACGTACATTAAAGTTTCGCATAAAAGAACCATATTTCAACTCATTCATTTCATTCGTATTGTATACGTCTTTTGTATTACAAACTACCTGTGAAGATTCTTCATTTGTTTCTAATGTGTATAATGCTTCTGATGGATTATTATTTGTTTTACATATCTTTCTATGTTTCCATAATCCTCCACGTGTACGATAATGTTTTCCACATCCATCATCGTCACATACGTAGAAACGTTCTATATTATTTGAGATATTACCAATTGTTACATCATTACCATCTTCTTCTACTACTACTGCTTCTTCTTCTTCTGCTTCTTCTTCTGCTTCTGCTTCTGCTTCTGCTTCTGCTTTATTAGATTGATATCTGTGGTAATGTTTCAGTGTTCTTACATGGCTTTCGTAATTACCTTTTATTGTTGTCTCATAATTACATAAATCACATCTAAAATGGTCTTTCACTTCATGTATATTATTTTTTACCATGAATGTTCTTTAGGTTTCCTTTCCTATTTTATACAAAAAAACTCTATATTGATTTTCCCTTTTTCTTTTTAAATAGTATCAAATGTTTGTTTTTCACCCCCTCCTATTGTTTCTTCAATTGGAAACACTGGACATGTAATTCTATTGTGTTCCTTCAACGAATGTCCCATTTGATATTGAATATAAGACTCCATATGAGGCATAAATGTGTTTCCATCTGGTGTTGTCATTCTCGGATTGAATATGGTTTTGAAATAATCTCTATGTGCGCCTACCATCTCACATCTTGCGGAATTATTCTGTTGTAAAGCATATTTATTCGTATAATCTACTTCTGATAAAAACTGTTCTAAACCAGGTATGTAATATCTTCCGGTTACCTTGATTACGAACTTTGAACTACCTAAACGCTTTGAATGGTTGAACGCATAATTTAACGCAAATAACTCGCATTGTCCTTTTGATGTACTTGTTTTTAAATGATGAGACTCTGGTAACGTTTTTTCATCGTAGCTTATAATATCAAATCGTTCCTTATACTTTTCCTTATATTCGTCCAACTCGGGAAAAGTATACCCGGAGTTCTCTACTAAACAAATATCCAAACTCGTATTTTCTAACCATTGCTTTATGGATTTCAAATAGATGTTTTTTCGTTCTTCACTATCTCTTTGGGCTAGCCAATGGACCGAAGGATTGATTCTTATTGTACTGGTTAATAAGATGGATACATCTCTTTTTTCGGATAAATAAATTACTGGCATAGCTTAGTTATTATTAAACGTAATTATAATTCTATCTTATAATTATATTTATATTTTACTTTATTTACTTTCTTTCAGATAAGATATGTTATGTATATCTACTGTAAACAATATCTACTGTAAAGAACCAGCACACATGCTATAAAACAATCTCATGACAAAATAATATAATCCAATGGATGCTAACGATATGACATGAGACATTACTTCACTTCCCTTAAGTTTCTTGCTTGTGAACAAATCATATACCATATTTAGTATCTGAACTAACAGCAAAAATAAGGTCCACACCATTATAATGTAAAAATAATCGCAATATTGTGCTCCCAAAGGACTTGTTAATGTACTGACTAAATCCATAATGTTCTTTCTATTATACGAGAGTATTTTTTTTAGAATAAAAAAATCAAAAGTATTACTAAAGATTCTGATTTTTTTGTTTTTTTTTGTTTTTTTGTTTTTTTGTTTTTTTGTTTTTTTACCATCCATTCGTTGCGATATCATCTACCAATTCCTCAAACATGGCTTGCTCTAGGTCTACGTCATGACAATGACAAATTACATATTTACGAGCATTCATGTTCACCACACCTAAATGATACAATGGATGATAATTACCGCATTCAATACACGACACTGCCTGGAGTCCTCTATTACCACTAGAACTACCTTCTCTAATAAAAGAAGATGGGATTGATGGTGTAAATACCCAATGTTCATCTAATTGGTAATTTTTATTATAACGATCATTATTACGTGACCACGCTTTGTCTATTATATTCTTACATTTATTTAGCGCACTACGCTGTCTTCCTACAATTATGTCATAAAAGACATAATCTTTTATATACCTTGATAACTCCGTAGGAATGATTTCACGTGTATCCTGGTTGTAGAAATTGTTTATTAACAACTGAGTTTCAATGAACATGGTTGTCATTACTTTTATTACTTTGTTTATTTTTAGAACACATGTCGTATTAGTTGTCAATTTTATATTCACCGTCGTTTCCATGCTCGTTTTTATTTCTATATTATATATATATGTCTCAAGACAATAGAGTATATACGCATATCATCTCTTTAAAACGTGCGAAAGAACGTCGTCTTCGTTGTTTAGCGCTTCATAAGAATAATCCATTTATACATATATTCGATGCGGTGGATTTTAAAAAAGCCGACCAGTTTGCTGAACTACAACAAAAATATAAGGTTCTTTCCGGAAATGGGTGGGGTGCGTGTGCCTTGTCGCATATTATTATTCTCCACCAATTCCTAGAAGGAAATCGCAAATATGTCGCTATTATGGAAGACGATTGCGTTGTTCAACAAAGGCCTCCTACTAATGTGAGAGAAGTGGAAACACTTATTCATAGAATCGGCATTCGCAACCCTAACCTCGTGGATGTTCTCTATCTATCTGGTCGTGTTTCACATAATGATAAGTATCAAATTAATGGAGGTTGTGGTACGGAAGGGTATATATTTTCGAGACAAGGAGCTAGGAAAGCATTGACCGTGCTAGAAAACCTAAACAACCCGATTGATATGGTACTACAAGCCCATTATCCTCATTGCGAATATTTGAGAGGAATGAGTAATTCAGAATATCCTACTTTGCGTTTACAAGCATACAAAACTAGGAAAACATTCGTTCAATGTAATGACTACAATGTATCTTATATTAACACTTAGTGGAACATTCATTGAGAGAAAAAGAAGAATATTTTATGACAACATATTATATAATACTCAAATTAGATAATATATCATATGTTGATTAAACCATTAACCACACGTTTTCGATCTACCAACTTATTTAGAGCGTTTTTATTGAACGCGTTTGTTACCGCCGCTGTAGCAGTATTTGCGATTGAATTGCGAGTTCTCTTTTTAAATAATAAGAGTGATGTGTATACTTATTTCAATAATATGTATTCCGGAAAAACTTTGTCAGAAACCTTTATTGCGTTCATTGTATTTAGTGCCACTTTTTTAGCTGCATTTATTGTATATCTTTCAATGTATGTCTTCGTTGATTACGGAGGAGGATTGTTGATTAATACCTAAGAATGGAAATAAAGCATGGTTCCTTTTTTTCAGTTTGAGAAAACATGAATTGAGAGAAGAAGAAGAGTTTTTTTCTTGGATTATTATATAATGGCAAACAACAGAGGACTAAGACTAGTAAACCCGGATGAAAATCATATTGGACCTCCTGATAGCCCTCCTAGATTGATGAGGGGGGACGCGATTCCTCAGCGTCCTCCGCTTATTCCTCTTCCTGTTATTCCCGAGGATTTACAAGGTATGAGCGTTGAAGAGAGAATGAAATATATTCGTTTTGCTATTCGTGTCAGAGATGGAACACAACAGGATAAAACTAACTTTACTAATTTTACAAAGGAGATGGAAACAAAATATAAACAGATAGGGGGTCGCAAACCTACTCACAAAAAACGTCGTAGTATTCGTCGTAAGACTATGAAAAAGAAAGATTTGAAGAAAAAAGGCAGTACAAAATATAAACGAGGTACCACGCATAAAAAGAGGCGGTCTTCTCGTACAAATATGAAATAGGTTTACACCTTTGAAGGTTTAAGGTAAATGATTGTTATGTTTATATTTATATTTATTTTGTTTGTTTATAGTATAATATATTATGAGTACGACTCATGCCTGTAAAGAATTCTACCAAGAACTTGAAACTCGAATAACTCTTCCTGAGGGAACCACTTTCAAGGAATGGTTTCTAATAAATCATCCTCACGATAAAATAAAAGAAAAAAATTATTGTGAGAAACACCTGAGAGAATTACGCAGTGGAAATCTACTTGCGACAGGGGCAGTCAATGCTTTAGTAAATATGAAGAAATCAGATAGTACAAGTACAAAAGGTGGAAAACGTCTCAAGAAAAACAAAAGAAGGACTCACAAGAAGAAAACAAATAGGAAATCCAAAAGGTCTAGAAAAAGAAGAAGCACACGTAAAAAGTAAATATATTATATTGTCCCCTAGTCTTTGAGTATATAATATAGTTGAGAGAAACCCATCGCCACTTTGCGCTCCCCCGTGCGCTTCCCCGTACGTTCTCCATAATGCCTATTCCTGGTAAATCGATATATGAGTGACGAAACGAGAAATGAGTGACAAAAAAAGCGGTGTATTAGAGCGCCTTTTTTGTTTGTTTTTATTTGTTTTTGTTTTGTTTTCTTAGTAGTAGTTTGTGTGTACTTCATCATAAAAGTTATATATTAGTTCATGGTTGTCTGTTGCGTCCGCCATTTTCTCACGCAACACGAGCAACATGTCGTTGTAGAATGCGCGCGTGTAAATGATGGAATCATCTGGAGTGGTATGTATCCATTTGAAATCGTATCTGCGTCCCTGTAGGTCGTTGGTATCTTCCATGTGGAAGTAGTCCTCTGGGATGTCCTGTAGGCATTTGAACCTTTGATTTTGTTGTTGTCTCCATTGCGTACACTGTTGGTTTTTACAGAAGGAGGGTATGTGATTTTCTGACAAGAGGTGCCACGTGTCGGTGGCTATGTATTCTCTGATTTCGTCGCTGGGCGAGAATACGTCTAAGATGGCATCATTCGGAAAATAGTTGTGGTATATGGTTGCGAATATCTCAGGGGTCATGAAGGATACCTGTGGGTCTTCGTTTTGATTCGGCAGACGGCTGTTGTTTGCGAAGTCCATGGTTCTTCTCTCGAAGTACTCCTGGTTCAAGAGAAGGTCTACTTGTGGCTGAATGTATTTGTAAATCTGGTGCTGTACCAGGTCTGTGGAACAAGTGAATAGGTCTGTCATTTTATATCGTTTGTGTGTAGTATTTATATTGTAAGTGGCGATATAAATGACGTCAATTTTAATATAAAATTGATGTCTTTCTCTCTATCTTGTAGTTTCCAAACTAGAATGACTACAATAACTACAACGAGTACAATGACCAAATGCTTGACTCGAGAACAACGGTTCTTCCTGCTGAATTGTAAGGTTCAGCGTGTGGTGGGCACTAGGGAGCCGTTGCGTCGCGCGATGTTGCTCCTGGACCTGTCGAAGCAGATGGTTTCCGATATGCCCGCGCTGTACTCTTGCGATCCCTGTAGTCGCGCCCAGCTTGTGTCGGTAATCGAGGATTGTTCTCGGCTTTCTGCGCAGACCGAAGACGACATCCACGATGTGCGCGACGAGGTGGTTGCGTTCTACGAGGCGGAGTCGGACGTGATGGACCAGTACGCAGTTTCTCGCAAGAAGTCGCAGAACATGATGCGGTATCGCATCGAACTCAAAGGACGGGTTCAGCAAATATATAACTCTTTAGGCGCGCAAGAGCGAGCAGTTGCGACGGCTTTACGCGCGACGCCCCTGCCAGAAGTGGGTCGCTACATCAGAACGTTTATTTGAAGCGCGAGGAAGCAAATGTATATATTTAGAAAATGATTCTATTGAGGAGAAGGAGAGAGAGAGAAAAAGGGAGCTGTATATATTTTTCTCTATGTAATGTAATAATATGGACGGGAAAGATTTCTGGCTATTCGATGAGCACGGCAATCCTACGGAAGATACGAAAGAGATTGCTAAAAATGAGGACTGGAAAGTTACAACAACTGGAGACTATACAAAGGTTTCATATAAAGGTGACCCCAGTCAAAAGGTTATACAATTTAAACACCTGAACCAACATGAAAAAAGAAACATACTAAACGCACTTGATTTTGGAACTTTAGTCGTATCAAACACTCGTCACAAGCACTACAATAATCAGTATTTTATTGTACAAATTCTTGGCGAACCTCCGTATCCTGCGTTTGGAGTAAAAAAAGATGATAGAGTTAAACCTTATCCAATTGTTATAACGAATGAGGAGGCAGTTCCTCGGCCTTTGTCCGGCGGACTTGGTAAAAACAAACACTCTAAGAAGCGAAGAAAAACAAGAAAAACTAGAAAAACAAACAAAAAAAAACATTCCAAACGTCGTTCTGAGAGAAAAAGAAGCACACGTACCAAAAAGTAATACTATTATATGCCCCCATTCGATGACATATAATATACCATTGTTCCCGAACGTCTCCAGCATTAGGTTCTCCGCCGCCGCGCAATCATATCATCTTTAGACAGTGCCTTATTTTCAGTTGCGACATATATAGCCTCCCTTCTTTTTTACTCTTCTGGAAGAGTTGTTGAGAGAAAAGAAGGAGTCCGTTTTCTCTCAACTCGTTAGTTTTTTGTCCAGATATATTTTCGGACGTCATATAAAATGAACTCTGGAGGACACTCCAGATTTTTTACCATTGACGAACTTATACTAGAAGATGAGCGAAAACCATCCAGCGAGGGACCAGGACCCGCACCGAATCGCACCTATGCGATTCCTCCAGGGTTCCCTGTTGTTTTGGACACCTGTCTTTCCACATACGACCACATCAACCTTCTCCAGGGACTCAAATATGGCAGTATTGTGTCTTCCAGTCAGCATCCTTATTATCTTCCCTATCAATATTACCAAACAAGCCTTTCCTATTATCTAACCACCATTTTTGGGTCGACCCGCGAAACTCGTCCTAGACCTTTCACCTACAAGGGTAACCTCATTCTAATCTCCGGTAACTTGGACACCCCTCAACAAGCCTAATAAAACCAAAAAGGAATTAACTAGATTCTATTGTATATCTCGAGAGAAAACAGGAAATAGAAAGGAACTATACATTTTGTGCTGGTCCCGTGCGATTCCCTCGCCACTTTGCGCACCCTGTAACGCACCCCGTCACGCACCCCGTCACGCACCCATTGCGCTCCCTATTATGCCCTACAATAGGTGTTCATATAAATCGAGAAATGAGTGACGAAACCAGAAATGAGTCACGAAACCAGACATGAGTCACGAAAATTATTAAAAGAAAATTGACAAACAAATATCCAAGAGAGAAAAAAACAACCATAATATAAAACTATCTAAAATGCCTTGTCCTATCTGCGGCGCGAGACACATGTACAAGTGGTGCGATTCCCCTGCGCTTCCTCTCATCCATGCGCAGGGGGTAGATGTTTTCCGCAAACTCCTACAGTACTCCGTCGGTCCATTTCACCCTGGTGTGGAGAACCCGAACCATACCTTGCTCAGGACCAATCTCAATCGTTGGTTGTCCTCTATATCGAAGGATGTGGCCCGAAACTTGGTCACTAATCATGCTCCGAGGAGAATGATCACAACGATTCGTCACAACACACAGTATGAAAACTCAGCTTCTCTTGGTGAACTTACAGACATTTCTGATTTTGCTACTATCAATGTTCCTCATGATCTTTCCTATTTGAGGCTTGAACAACTTCGTTGTTTGCTACGAGCTATTTATTACCAGCTCGCTCTAGACGATATTCGCCAGGATCCTACTAATAGAGGTTTACCTGAAATGGCATCTGTCTCTAATATGAGAGGAATACGTAGCATCGCTCGCGCTTTCATTAGTTCTATCAATCATTCCAATAGTAGTCAAGAGGATTTCGAAAGCAATCTGCGACTATTCAGGGAGTATGTTGGCGACCTAACACCTCAGGGGGGCTCGTCTGGAAACACGGTGGCATCTTCTCCCGAGTTTATAACACCCAATTACTTCCGTCTTGTCGAGATGCCTATACGTCTGCGCAACAACCCCTTTCCCATACCACGGGCGATTACCAACGAACAGTTCTTCAACATTGAGCTCAAGACTGAGATTCCCCAACAGGTTGACCGTAGCACTACAATTTCTCCCGAGGATACATCCAGTGATTGTGGCATTTGTTGGGACCCTCTGGAACATTCCAACTGTATTACTACTAACTGCGGACATGCCTTTTGTACTACCTGCATAATTGCTTCCATGAAGGCTACCAAAGAGAAGCACCGTAGAAACATTCCACTCACTCTATCGTGTGCCATGTGTAGGAGACACGTCCAGCAACTCATCGCCAGTGACCAAGCCTCCAATAACCTATTAATGAATACTCAATATACAACACATACGGTCAACGCATAGAACTCTTATAACAAACACAAATAGTAACAAACACAAATAGTAAATTATTCCCCTTTTAAACTTTATAAACACATTTTCTTTTTTTGCGAGAGAAAAATACCGGGCGATTATAGCACGTTTATACTGTAGCATTTATGCCCGGACAACATCGACTATAGCACGTTTATACCGTTACATTGTCGACTGGAACAACCGCCGACTATAGCACGTCTATACGGGTCCTCCTATAGAATCCAGAAATGAGTCATGAAACCAGAAATGAGTCACGTTTTTTTTACTCCCTTATCCATCAAAAAAAATATTTTTTATTTTTTTTACATATCAAAATTATTACTATCTATATTGCGAAAACCTATTATGAAAACCTATTATGAAAACCTATTATGAAAACCTATTATATTGAATTAAAACACCTCCTCCTCCACCAGAACCTTCTTGATACTCTCCGATTCTTCATCCCATACGCCCATCTCATCCTGCGTCTCTGGATTGTATAGCACATTATCCTCTGACTTCCAATATGTCACTCCATCTAACTCTACAATCGTTACTTTGGTTTCTACTTCTTCTTCTTCCTCTTCTTCCTCCAATTCCGCACTGGTGCTTTCGTTCAATAGAGCATCAAACAGATCCTCTGTTGAGCTTACTTCTACCTTTTTATCGGTCTTTTTGCGTCTTGACTTCTTATCCCCCTTTTCTGCTTCCTTCGCAGCCTTCTTTTCTGCCTTTTGCGCTTCCTTTTCTGCCTTTTGCGCCGACTTTGCGCTTTCCTTTTCCGCCTTTTGCGCGCACTTTTGCGCTTCCTTTTCCGCGGCCTTTTCAGCCTTTTCAGCTTCCTTCGCCGCAGCCTTTTCAGCCTTTTCAGCTTCCTTCGCCGCAGCCTTTTCAGCCTTTTCAGCTTCCTTCGCCGCAGCCTTTTCAACCTTTTCAGCCTTTTCAGCTTCCT